TCAGCCCGCCAGATTGGTATGTCAGACGATGAAATCGCAAAAGAAATCGAGCAAGAGAGGCTGGAAGGTAATCAATAACTTCTGTAAACTTTATTAAACATCAACAAAAGAGAGTGACAATATGGAAAAGTTTAGTGACAAGTACATCAGCAGCATCTGCCCTGAGTTGGGTAAATGGGAAGTTCAACTAGTTAAGAATCATCTGTTGGACATGCATCATCCTAACGACATCTATGAACAGCAAGTGCGTGTCATGGCTCGCAGTTTGTTCCCAGAGTTATACAAGTGGAGAGCGGCAAAAAAGTATGAGGCTATTCAGGAAGCCGTAGAATTGCTTCAGAGAGCTGATCAGATACTAGCTGACGTAGTGGATGCCTCAGATGAAGTAAGCCGCAGTAGGCTAGAGATACGCAATAACGTGGTCTTTCTGAATCGAGAGATAGGAGAGTCGTGATGAACGAGCGCCTATACCCAGAGAGCTTGATCCGCATGTATTTCAATTACATTCAAGCGAATGACATCCGCCCTAGTTACGAGGACTTTGACGACTTCATTCAAGAAATGCAGGGTTACTATCAATCCAAAGGCCGAGATGCGGTAGAGATCAACGCCCACATCACAAAGACGCGGGGGAACGAGCAATGAGAAAGCTATCGAAAGGTGAGGTTCTGATTCAAATCGTGGCGATAGTACACGACGACGCTGACGACTTCATGGGTGCAGAGATTGATGACTACGATCGTGATACCGGTATCGCATCACTGATTGTTGACGTGGACGACATCGAGATGACAACTGTCCAACGCCAGGAGATATCCACGACCGAGGCTTGGGGCCAGGTGGTAGTCCATCGAGAGCAATGGACAGAAGTCACAAGTTGTAAATGGAATGAATATGCAGTTATCAATCAACAACAAATAGAGGAAAGATTAAATGAAAACTAAACTACCGACGGAACTACCAGAAGATTCCTTCGATGAAAGCTTGAAGCTATTACGAAGGGTCACTGTAAGACCTCAACGACTGCTTTTAGCAGACCTATTAGAGCTTGTTGAAAGAGATTTTATTAAAGGATGGGAGGATTACGAAAAAGGTGTAGGTCGCAGCACAAAATATACGACCCAATTTAGCGCGTATAAAGTCGGACATGATCTTTGTCGTGAATACCATGTTTCAAGGGAGGATGTTAACGAAGATCACGTCTGATATATTCAGCGGGTCTGAGGTAATCTCTTACCTGTTGGCCGGTTGGCCGCGTTCCGGTAGACGAAATCGCGGCACCCTACCTAAGCAAAGAGGCGCAACAATTTTTGCCCGCAGGGATGTTGCCAACCACGCCTTTCGAATCTATTCCAGATGGTTGCATTTGTCGCAGTCTGTTTCGAGTGGGCAAATCAAAGCCTACCAAAACTATTTAACCTTCTCCAGCGCACCATTGATAGCAGCCCTAGTTGTAAAGGGCTTTCCATCCGCCGACTTAAAGTAATTAATACCCTGCTCATCCAAGATTCGGAGCAGCTTTGGCACCTGGTACACTTTAAAAATGTCAAACAGGTCACGGTAATACAGGAATTCAGTTTGCTCTGTCATTTTAATCTCCTAAAAAAGCCCCGCATTAAACGGGGCAATGGACGTTGGTACGGAACCAGACCAACGGACTTAACCTTTCATCCACTCTGGCATTGAATCATTGCTAGATTCTTCTTTTGGCTTTGCCTGTTTGTTAGGCTCCCAAGTATCCAACGCCGCGTAAAGACCGCCTGATCTTTTCTCATTGATGTCAATGTTGACCCATTGTTTGCCAGGATTGTTGACAGCAAACTCTGCAATAAAGTCTTTGAACTCATCAATTTTTAAAGACACTTTGGCTTGAAAGTATGGCTCTTGAACCATGAGATTGATGTAATCGTTATCGACTTTTTCTCTCTCAAACTCAACCAACCACTTACCAAAAGACTCCAAGTTGATAGATATCTTTGCCTTGGAGAAAGATTTTGGGTGGGGCTGCTTGATTGCCATGCCATCGATCATCCAATCCATCTTTGGCTCTGCTCTCACAGTCATGCTGTTTACATATATTGTTTCACTCATTGTTGTCTCCCATTACTTTCATTGCGGCATTGAACTCATCAGAATGAAGCGCGGCACGTTCAGCCGTAGTAAATACCCCGCCTTTTGAGGGGGCTACCCACAACGCCTCTCTGTCCTCTTTTGAAATCTCATTCCATGCCTCAGCGATGTTCTCCCATTTAGGCTCATCCATATTGATGTACTCTTTGATAAAGTAGATTGAGCCTGAGTTATTCCGCCATGCTATGTTGTGAAGGAAGAGTGTTTCCATATTCGCGCTTAAGCGAACGATTTGTTCGTTAGAAGCTTGATTGTTTTGCTGTTGGATAGCGTTGGCTACCTCATCCGCTGAAGCTATCTCAGAACCACCCAGCCCGAAGAACGCTAAGGCCCTTCCTACTGCGCTGGTCTCAGCATTCTCCAGCGCTGAAGTGCGGTTGATTTTGCTGGCTGTCCTAACCTCTTCGGCATAGCCAGTGGCAATGACAACCCCTTCCCATGAAATGGTAGCCTTGACGATTACCAAGGTGTCGTTAGCTTCAACCAGCTCTGTAAGGATGGTATGCCCGGGATGCTTCTTCCTAAACTCCTCAATACGCAAGGCTACAGTCTTGTATTCCTTGCCGTGAATCTTAACGGTTCCTGTCATCTCTCTCTCCTTTGTTGTGTTGAGATGTAATGGAGTGTACTAAAGTTCTATAAAGATGTAAACATCTGTAAACATTTGTGACAACGGTCAGATCATGTTTGACACTTGGGCAAAACTAGGCCAAAGTTAGAGGCTTTCTGAGACGAAAAAGGAGACACCCATGCAGGATGAATGGGATATTTATTGCCAAGAACTCAATAAGATCCAAGCAAGCCCCACTCAGATACCTACACCGCACATAAACGGAGCAACGCACCAGAACGGAACATCCTCTGCACTATCAAAGCTCATGTATGCGGCAGTGAACGACCGCATTGAAGAGATGGAAGAAAGGCTTGCCAAAGAGCGAGACGTAGTGCCAGGCATGATTACTACGGGAACAGTTACGCTTGTCTACGCGCCTAGTGGTGCCGGTAAGACAGTATGGATATTAGGCAACCTCTTCCAGAGTATTCGGAATAACCTGATAAAAGGCTCCGATGTGATCTATTTTAACGAAGATGACGGTGCCAAGGGTGTGCTCCAAAAGGCGAAGATGGGCAGGAAGCATGGGATGACCATGATCACCCTATCCAACTCTCCAGACCCTATGTTACGAACGACGGATGATGCGCTACGCCTGCTTAGTCAGATACGTGAAGAAGGTCATGCCGATGGCAAGATCGTTATCTGCGACACACTCAAGAAGTTTGCGCCAGTGCTGAATAAGGGTGATATGCGGGAGGTGCTACACGTCTTCCGTGAGTTTGCAGCAGCAGGTGGCACGGTCATCCTGTTGGGTCACTGTAACAAGCACCGAAGCATGGATGGTCGCCTGATCTACGAAGGTGTAGGTGATCTGAAGTCGGACGTTGACAATATGTTTGGCCTTGATCCAGTTAACGACAAGTTTGCCGCCTATCAGGAACTGCTAGTAATCAATGAAAAGGATCGGAGCCAGATCAGCTTCGAGGGTGGGTTCAAGTACAAGCAAACTAGCGCAGTTGTTCACTATGAAGAGTCCGTGGATTCTGTGCAGTTCATGAGTCCCGACGATATTAGCGAACTCAAGGAAAAACAGAGAGGCCAGATCAATATCGGCAAAGCTCTATCCAAACATGAAGATGAATACATTTTGCTTAGTAGTGTCATGAAAGAAGGAAAGCTATGGGCGCAGTCAGAGTTGTTTGATCTGTTAAGCGACCATGAGGTGAACCCTAATGGCTGTACGAGAAAAACACTTCGCAGCTGTATTGACTTATTAAAAGGAAACAACCTGACGCTGGAGCGCAAGGGCGCACATGGCAAGAAGTATTACCGATGGAACCCAATGTAAGGAGAGCAATATGAGCGAGGATTTTTACGCCTCTGATAAAGAAAGCTACAGAAATGAAAGGATTAAGTTTTACTTCAAGGCAATTGACTTGGTTGCAAAGGAAGATGAAGGGCTTGAGCTGGATGATATTTATGAAAACGCCGCATTAGAGGCCAGCAAAATGTGGGCTGTATTTTCCGCAAGTTTACACCCTGTATTCGAAGATGAAGTTCGCATAGCTGAGCGTCTTGGGGGAAAAGCGCCAACGGGTTGGGATAGATACATGGCATACCATAGGTCTATGGTAAGTTACTTAAGATAGAATGCCTAGAATGCCCAGAATGCCCAGAATGCCACTAATGCCCATGTTTTACCCCCCACCCTCTGTAAACCCGCCCCCTAAACCTTGGGCAAACTGGGCAAACTGGGCAAACTGAATGGTATCTGACAACAAAAAATGGTAGCTACTACTTTTTAGATGGTAGCTACTAGATTATGGAGATGATATGTCTGACTCTGCACATCGCTGGATAGTCGATAACAAGAACAAGTTGAAGTTCTTCATCAGCTTCGTGCAAAAGCAGTACGAGAATGGCAAGCATGTCATGTACTCAATCAAGGAAACTACGCGGAGTGACCGGCAGAACAACGCCATGCACTTGTGGTTTAGGCAGATAGCTATTCAGTTAAATGATGCGGGTTACTGGGTACGACACCCGTTCAGTGATAATGTCGAGATACCGTTTACTGAAGTACTGGTAAAGGAGATGCTCTACAAGCCCACTGCAAAGGCCATGTTCGATAAGAACACCACCACTAGGCTTACCCCTGCTGAACTATCAGAAGCCGCTGAGGTGCTAATTAGGTGGCTCTCAGAGAACAAACAGATCTATGTGCCATTCCCTCAGCAGCTAAAGGATGAATTGAAGTGAAGCTCAAAAGAACAGCAGCAGACCATTGGTTCAGTAGATGCGTCAGACTGCGTAGTGACTTCAAGTGCCAGGGGTGTGGCGCACAGTACGAGTCAAACAGTGCTGGACTGCATTGCTCTCACTACTTCAGTCGATCAAAGAAGGGGATACGGTACGATGCGATGAATGCTTTCGCTCACTGCTATGGCTGTCACCAGAAGTACGGTAGCAACCCTGATTACTTTGTCCGCCATTACATCGATACCTATGGCGAAGGTGCCTTGGAGTTGATTAGGGAAAAGGCAGAGGACATCAACCTTGGCAAGAGGATGAACAAGGAACAAAAGCTAATCGCTAAACACTATAAAACTGAGGCCGCACGTATGGAGAACGAACGAGCCTCGGGGGTAGCAGGATGGTTGGAGTTTGTTAGTTGGGATTAATCAGAAAGCAAGGCTATTAGCTCGTCGCCGCCAGGAATACTGCGAAGCGTTTTAAAGTCTGACTCCTGCTTGAAGATAAGGTCTACTAAATCTTCTCCGACATTCCCCATTAAACCTGTTGGGGGAACAAATGAAGACATCAGATACCCTACAGGATCCTGTCTAAACTGTGCATTTGAGTAGGGATCGCCTAGCTTTCCGAAACTAGCTACCTGTAATGGCTGAGATAAAGCATCTATAACAACGCCTTCTAAGCTTGGTTCTTTTTCTTCTTTGCCTAGTACAGCTTGGGGCAACCCTCTTGCTTGATTGATAAGACCGTAACCCAAACCAGCAAACAGCATGTAGTTGGCTGTAAACTTGCCAGCCTCTTTGTAATTTTTTGAGGCAATGTTGTCTATCATTCCCAACTTGGCAAGCTCGGCCTGTTTTATAGCAAATCCTGTTAACGCCCATACAGGTCTAAAATTTGGGTTATTTAAATATCCAAGGGGCCTTCCTGCCGCAGATATAAGTTGTTGCTCTCCAAGCCTACTGAACATGCCTCTAACAATTATTTGCCTAGCTTTTTCTGGCATTTCTTGGAGTGGAGTTTCCTTGATTAAATGCTTTCGAATTATTGCCACTTCCTCTGGGGAAAAATACTTATTAAATTCTTCAAGCTTTCCAGTCTTTGAGGCTTTTCGCATAGCGTTTAGAGCGCCTCTAAGTACAATGCCTTTTCCTAATCTGTCAGCGTCCCTAAAGCCAGACCACTTAAATGCCTTGTCTTGATACCATTCGGCACCTTTTTGTATTATGCTTTTTTCTAGCGTCTCATCGAATCCAGCCTGAAACTCACCAATGTTTTTTGAATTTCCCCCTATGCCAAAGTCTTGAATTCGCATCCCCTCTCTTTGCGTTATTGCTCTCATCGTTGGAACAACGCCATTTTTAACCATAGAAACAGCGGCATCATGTAGGTTTAAAAAAGCAGAATCAAACTGACCCAAAGTGCCTGCGTATGATTGCTTCATAAACGCTTCTATCACACTGTGGGGCCTGCTTCTTGCGCCTATGTATGTAGAGTTTGCTAGGTCGGCCACCCTTTTTCCTGTAACAGGTGAATTAGATTGCTTTGTTACCGCCCTTTCCATTTCTTGAAAAAACGCTGAAGTGTCTTCATTTAGCCCAAGGCTTGGCCTCATCCTAAAAGATTTTGCCAGTTCTATTAAGGTCTGTTGTTTTGCAATTCGGCTAACCTGCTCAAGTATTGGGTTGGCATATTGCTCTAACTCTTCTATATCCATATCTTCAGCAAGACCTCTTATTCTTTCCTGAGATCCTGCTTCAACTCTTCTTCCTGTTTCTATGTCAGGGCCAAGGCTCTCCTCATCAATTTGATCTCTCTTTGTTCCTGAAGCCCAGTAAACCTGATCTTTTTGAACTTCTTCTTTGAATATTTTTCCTGATTCTTTTTGGTGAGCTTTGCTATCGGCTACTAAGCTTCTCAAAAGAGCGTTTGCCTCTTTGCTCATCGAAGAGCCTTGCTGAAGTATTTCTTTCAAATTATCAGGGTTTTGGTTTAAGTCTAAAAACAAACGCTTGATGTCGTCATTGTTGGCCCAGTCAACCAACTCTGCAAAAGAATCTTGAGTTTCTTCTGAATAATATTTATTCAAAAAAAGCTCTTGTTTTCTTCCGGCTGTTTCGAAACTTGACTCAAAAAGAACGCCGGCCCTTGGGCCAGCAAACTTACTAACTAAAGCAGACACCGGCCTTGCAAATCTTTCTATAGGTACTGCTGATGCTTTTGGCTTGATATCATAAGCTCCGCGCATAACTGAAACGTCGTACTGCATTAACTCTTCAAAGGGTTTTGGCTTTCTGTATCTTTGAGGAATAACAACCCTACTAATAACGTCCTCAGACACGCCCGCCGATCGCAGCTCTTCTTTTACAAAGCTTCTTCTTTGTGTTGTTGTTGCTTCTATTTTTGGCGGCTTAGGTGCTGTCTCAAACTTTAGTTCTATCTCTTCAAGCTTGCTTTCGGCGACAGCTAAATTGTCTTGTGCTTTTTCAATTCTTGACTGACTTCCAGATTCTATTGCGCTTGCCAGTCGCTCATCGGCTTGACTAATTTTAGTTGCCGCTTTGTCCCATTCATCACCTAAAGCCTTCATCTTTTTTTCGTAAGCAGGCAACTCTTCTGATTCCCACTTTTCATAAGACTCAAACTTAGGTCGAGCCTCTTCAACATCAAAGCGAATTGCCGCGTCATCAGCAAAGTCTTTGAGTCCTTGCTCTGTTGACAAATCGAAATCTCTAGCTGTTTTTGCGGCCACGGCGGTAGGCGCTACAACGGGGGCTTTAGTCATTCCTAGACCAGCAATATCTTTTAAAGCTGTTGCAATCCTAGATGGATCTCTAGCTACCTGAGCAAAGCCAGCGCCAGCAGTTGTAAGCTCACCTGCAAGTCTAGGAGCTAGAGCTACACCTCTCTCTTCAACAAATTGCCTGTTTGGATCTAGCCTCGGGTCAATCATTGCAAGAGCCTCTCGTCCCGTAGGAACGTCTTGGCCTGTTGCTTGTTCATAAGCGTACGTTAATGGCGAAGCCACAAATGTAGCTATATCTGCGGCGGCACCAACGCCAGCGGCAGAAAACTCCTGTATACCTTCTGCTAAATTTTCCAGTGGAGTATCTAACGCGGCTTCTAGTCTTTGGCCGGCTAACTGCCTTTCTCTTTCTGCTTGAGCAAACTCTTCTTCTAAGCGCTCACGCTCAGTAGGCTCTCGATAAGCACCAAAAATTTCTTCAAGCTCTGCTTCAGTTGGGGGTGAATCACCAGTTAACGATAAAGTAAGCCCAGTGTCAGGGTCTGTTACTTTATAAGTAGGCATTTTTAAGACCCCTCTACTTTTACTGTAAAACGCCCTACTGTTTGCGCTCCCTCTTCGTCGACGTCGTTAGATTTGTCAGAATCAGAGTCAACATTAGTGGTGTTAAGCTGCCCTAGTTGTTGCTCAAGAATTTCAATTTCAGCTAACAAGGGAGCAAGGGCTTGCTGTCTAGCCATTTGTACTGCTTCTTCTCTGTCAACCCTAGCGCCAGTGCCGCCACCCGCAAGAAAACGACCCTGAAAAGATTTAATGGCAGTTTCTGAAGGAACGTACTTTGCAGCGCCGTCTTTAAGTCTGCTAATCCTATCAGCCAGCCTTCTTTTTTCGTTTGATTGGGATACAACCGCTCGACTTAGAAGATCATTTATTGCGTTAAACTCTCTAATAGCGTTTTCTTTTTCACCACTATTCCACGTTTCACCCGCTTCAAAGTTTGGTTGCTTTATCATTGACAATCTTTCTTTTAAGTTCGTCTTTAAGGCTTTATCAATATTGGAGTTGTCTATAGAAGACTCTAATTCCTTAGTTGCTAGTGCAGTTTTTTTCTGAGCATCAACGTCTTGTTTTTTTTGCAAAGCATTTGTGTAATTTAAATTAGCCGTTTCTTTTCTAAGTTTTTCTTCTTTTATGTCCTGAATTACTGAGGCAAAACCAGAATCAATTAAGTTTTGTTCAAATGCCTCTCTACTACCTTCAGGTACAGCAAAATAAGCCTCTTGTAAGGCGTCTTCTTGTTGTTCTCTTTGTTTTGTCTCTAAATTAATTTTATTGAGTTGAGCAGAAACTCTAGCGTTTTCTCTGCGTAATGCGTCATCTTGCTCTTCTTGGGTTCGCCCTGTAATCGTAGAGGGATCTACGCCAGCTTGAACAGCAACACGGGACATAATATTTTCTATGCGAAGTTTTTCTTCGTTTGTTTCTGCAGCTTGTCTGGCGGCTTCAAGGCCGCGAAGACTTTCAAGAGAGCTTTGTTTAACTGCAGCAGTTTTTGATGCTTCTGCCCGCATTAACTCTTCAGGCGTTCTTGCTCTTCCTGCCATAAACTCTGCGCGCTCAACAGAACCCATGCCGCGAAGCTTTTCCATTTCTTCCCGCTGCTGCTGTTGTTGTCTTAGCAATCCTGGAGTTTCACCAATGCCGCGAGCCGCAGTAAACAACCCCTCTTGAAATGAGGGCTGTGTTATTGACCGTAAAAATGATTGTGAAAACCTAGCCATGATTAATCTCCAATTCCTAAGAGTCGTCCGATTCCTGACCCTACACTGCCAAGGTTATCAACGATGTCGCCAAACAAACCACCTAGCCCCGAACCACCACCGGAGCCGCCTTGACTAGCCGCTGCTCTTTGTTGGTTCATAAGACCCGTAATTAGGTTACTACCAATCCCGCCCAGTAGGTTAGCCCGTGCCTGTTCTTGCAATAGCTGTGCTTCAATACCAGACAGTGCAGTTTCACCAAAGAGTCCTGTACCAAACTGCTGTGCCTGCTGTGCAAGCTCTTGTTGAATTAAGCCTGGGCGAGTAGCTTCGATTAACTGTTGTTGTGGCAAGAAACTAGCACCTAATAATTGACCACCCAGGGCTGCTTGCTGCGCCTGCTCTGCTTGTGCTTGTTGCATTGCAGTCAACATAGCGCGGTTACGGGCTTCTTCTTGCGCTGTCGCTAACGCTAATTGTTCGGGAGTACCGCCGCCATAGGTTGCTGACGATGTTCCTAGCCGACCTTGTGATAGAAGTCGTTCTTCTAATGCAAGACGTTGGCGTTCTTCGTCGGGTCGTTGTGCAGCTCGCATCCGATCAAAAATTTGTTGTTCACGGGTAGCGGTGGGCGTTTGTGCCTGTCCAAAAAAGTCACCCGCACCACCAAACAACTGTCGTTGTAAGGCTTGCTCTTCAGGAGAAAGTGTCATGCCAATCTCAAGGCCTTCACTGGTAGAAGGCACGGGAGCATCTTGAACTATTGGTTGTAATAATGGAGGTAACGGTCTTCTAAATCTGTCTGAGTCATTACCAACTGGACGAGGTGTGACCATGCCAGGCCTGTCTACTGTAGGTTGCTCAGGAAGCATCATAGAAGGTGGGTTTATTGGAGTTACCGCAGGCGGTGTAGGCAAAAAGTCTCTGCCACCTTGCACAGGCATTGGTCTAACCATAGGTTGATCACCCAATCTTGCAGTAAACATAGCGCCGGTAGGAGTAGTCACCGTAAACGGTCTAAACTCAGACTCTCTTTGTCCACGCTCGGCAAGGCTCATAGCTTCACGTTTAGCCTGCTCACCAATATTACTTAGGCGATCATACGCTTCTCTTGTTAGCAAGCCGCCAGCAATACCCGTAAGCGCATCAGGGGAAGACAAAATAGATTGTCCAGCACCTAACAACCCTCCAAATATTTGATCGAGAGCGCTAGGATCTTCTTGAATTGTCGCAGGCGCTTGTACTGTTGGAAAAATCATTGTTATCTCCCGATTAAAGTAGCTTACCTATCAAAGCCATTACGTTAATTTCTTGTAGTGATAAGGGTGATCCATCAATCTCTGATTCCAGACCTACCTGAACACTGGTGCCATATCCTGTTGTGTTAATACTGCGCTGGTTAGTAAGTTGTCCGCCGGTAAATTCAACAGCCGTAAACTCACTTTCACCGTAGAAACCAGTAATCTGGTTGCCCACCGTAAACTCTGCTGTAGCGTATGTCGTATCAAAGTCATACGCCCACTTCATAAATACTGTTGCATTGTTTGCACCCACCAATGTGGGTTTGAGTTTTTTAAGAATCTTAATTCGTGAGCTATCACCAAACGTCAGGCTTGGGCTGTAGTAACGGAATCGGTAACCAAGATTGTTGTCTTGAAAGCCTTCATACTTACTAATCCCGTTGGATGTACCGATTTGTAAATCACCGTTTTCAAGTCGGGTGTAAGCAGTAAAGCCAGTAGAAGGCCATCGAGTTGTTCGATACGAACCATTCTCTAACGTGCCGCGAACATCAAAACAATACGTTATGTCCTGACCTACAAATGTTAGAAGATAAAAGCCTTCTTCAGGACTGTATGCTGATCTAAAAAATTGTGTTTCGTTTTGCAGTGCGGCAATGATGTCTTTTGTAATGTTGTTAGACAGACTGCTGATTGGCAGTGACTTTTCTTGGATCGTACGACCAAAGCTTTTGAGTCCTGTGTGCGACAAAAACAGTACGTCTGTGCCGGTGTATTGAACGGTATCTCTATCAACACAGCCAACACCCGATACGGTATCTTCTAGCGTCATACTGGCAGGGGCTGTTGCTCCCGCATAAAGAACAATACTGTGCTTACCAAAAATAATTAGCTTGTCGTTATGTGCGGCTAAAGCAACAATTTCATCGTAACCATCAGGCCAAACAGTAGAAATATCGATGTTGCCGCTAGATCCACCAGTCCAAACATGACCCTGAAGTAGGTCAGACCAGTAAATCGTAGATTTGTCTGTACTAAAATCTGCTGTCCAAAGGCGACCAAATGCGGCTAAAACTTCGTTGCCATACTTTGCGCTAGTCATGCCGTTAGCACCAGACACAGAACTAAGCGTAGCTACTGCGTTAGTAGCATTGTCATAGACTAGTGGCTGTAGTCCTCTTTGAAAGAAGTAGATTTTGTCGTTAAACGTCACCATCTTCCAATTGTCAGCGTTGATTGTGTAACTACCAGGCGTTTCATCTGCCAAAGTAGTTGTACCGCTCATAATCTTGTTGTTGCCGACAGAAAATATTTTAGTGTTGCCACCATCATCCCTAAACTCTTTGATACCTCGTATAGATGCAGTGCCTAATACAGTCTTATTTGTCGTAATAACAGTGTGGCCTTTACGTGCAGCAATACGTCCTCGCTTGTCAATTACAGCGTTATCTGCAATCTCAGCAAAAGACGGATCTTGAGCTAACGGCGAGTCTTCAGTGTTAACACCCTTAAACGCCGGGGCTACAAGATTGATACTTTGGAGTTGTTGAGCCATATCAAACCGTCCTAAATATCATCTCTTCTGGATGCTTGGCTGCATCTATCGCAATAGCATCAGATAAATACTGGTTGGCAATCTGAAAATACTCAGCCGTTGATGTACCACCTGTTTCACCTCTTTCACGCACTAATAGTGCAACTGCCAAGTGAATAACCGGTTGAGCAGGTATCAAAAGCACATCGGTATCTGCACTAAGATCAGCTTGTCTTTTGGTAAGATCAAACCGCAAGCTGTACACACCATCAGGTGTAGGCCCTACTAGTATTTGAGTGTCACCGTTAGAATCCAAGCCGTTATAGGTAAAGTACTTTGGTGCGCCTGTAGCGGCACTTTGAATGTACAAAGCATCGTTAAAGTAATCCTTACTTCGATACTCCAAAAAACAATTCTGTGTGTCATTGAGTGCTGACATGACTTTTACGTTGTCACCACCGCCTGTTAGCGAATAGGTGTTGTCCGAAGCGGTCGTCGAGATCGTGAGTGTTTCTCGTAGTGCAGACCAATCTGCCGCCTGACCCACCAAAGTTTTGGCATCGTTAATAAAGTCACTAACCATCTTGACGTAAGTAGTGCTTGTCACAGACGTAGTTTCTTCTTCTCGAAGACGACGCAATACATTGTTCATTAGATTGAGATATGTCATACGCTTCTAGCGCCTCCAGTAAACAAACCAATTTGTAGTGGTGTTGCGATCTTGCGTCGAGTAAGGCCCTGTCTAAATTCTTTAAACTCTTGAGGTTGAATTGGCGTAGCGGCGGCTATCTGACCAGGCAACATAGCTTGTTGTGCGGCAAGACCCATGAGTCCAGCGCCTAAACCCTGCCCTAATCCCTCAACACCTTGACCTAGGCCCTCTAATCCACGGCCAATGCCAGATACTTCGGACATCAATCCGCCAACCTGACCACCCAAACCACCTAATTGCTCTACAATGTCAACAAACTGGCCGGTTACACTTTGCTCAAAATCACTCTGCGCTTCTTGTTGACTAACTTGACCTTGCCTTAGCCCTTCGATATCTACATTTACATCGGCAAACAAATCGTTAACAGTGCCGCCAAACTCTTCAAATTGACGTCGAGTGTTTTCATCTAACTGACTAACATCGCCTTGCACATTAATAATTGACTGTTGTAGATCGCGACGCTCTTCTGCCGCTTCAGCTGCTTGGGATTGCGCACTAGCTTGATACTGCTCAAATGCTTCCTGCTGACTAACTTGACCTGCACGTAAACCTTCAATGTCCACGTTAACGTCAGCAAACAACTCATTAACGTCCTCACCAAACTGTTCAAACTGCTGGCGTGTTCGTGCATCTAGTAAGTCGACGTTGCCACCTACTGCTATAAGAGCCTCTTGCAGTTGTCGCCTTTCATCAGATGCTTGTTCAAAGCTTTGCGCTGTTTCTTGCTGTGTTGCTTGTATTTGAGACTGAAGATCAATGCGTACTTGGTTTATGTTTGTTCCAACATCAAGCAATTCTTGTTGTAGACCCGCCTCAGATTCAGCCATTTGCTGAAGAATGTCGGCTTCAATACCTGTTAACTGAGAAAGCAAACGCGCCTCAGCATCACTTAATTGAATAGATTGATTAAACTCAACAAGATCAAGTGCTTCTGCAAGACTACGCTCTACATCACTAACTTCTCTTTGAACACCAAGAATAGATGTACCTAACTCGGATCTTATATCTTCAAGGTTCGCTTCAAGACCTTGCTGTACATTACTTACAAGCTCATTAACTTGCTCTTCGGTAACAGAAGGTGGCAAATTAAGATTGTTAATTGCTGTTGAAACAATCTGCTCAACCTGCTCAGACGTTGTTGTTGCTGGCAAGTTGGAAAGCTGTCCTGAAACAATCTCTAAAACTTGTTCTGCCGTAACGCCAGGCGGAAACTCAATGCCTGCAACTACCTCTGAAACTATTTGCCGTATTTGTTCAGGATCTGCATCTCTACCTGGTTCACCTTGAGGCCCTTGAGGGCCGGTTTGTCCGGTTTCTCCCCTTGGGCCAGTTTCACCTCTAGGCCCCTGCTCTCCAGGTACACCTTGCGGGCCTTGTTCTCCTGTTTCACCAGGCTGACCCGTTTCGCCTTGTGGCCCTGCTGGGCCTGTTGGCCCTGTTTCTCCTTGAGGCCCTGGAATAGGTGGTGGCCCACCAGGAAAATCAGGTGTGCGGCTAGGATCTATGGGTGGCTGTCTTGTTGGCTCTTCAAGAAAATACTCACGAAATATAGTTTCAGTAATAGGAGTATCTGACTCTAAGCCTGAATCTTCAGCTACTGTGTCAGCAAAAATATCTGTTTCTTCTTCCTGCTCCTCTTCAGGCTCTGGCAAGGTTGGAGGTCGTATGTCTATAGGAAGATCAAGCTCTGGCTCTTCTTGTGTAGGCTCAGGAAGATCAATTTCAAGCTCCGACTCTTCAAGAGGAGTATCAGGCTCAGGCTCTATATCTCGAAGAATTTGTATAGCTCCAGATGCAATGTTGTTAATTTGCTCTGCAGTACTTTGCTCGCCTTCTTCTAGTTCATTAGCCGCTTCTGCAATATTCATAATAACAGTGGAGTCATTAAGAACTGAGGCGGCTTGGCCTACTGAGTAACCTGATTGCTCAAACCTATCAAATACTTGAGTAAGAATTTGCATAGTTTCGCCAAGATTTCCCAGCGCTCCTTGCTCTGCAAGAAAGTTGGCAAAAGCGCCTGTTGCCGCAGGGCCTAAAAAACTTAAAGCAATATCTAAGCCTGCTTTAACGTACTCTGTTAAACCAACTTGATCTATTTTGTCTGTCTTTACATAGGCAGAGCCATTCCAACGGAACGTGTCGCCATCACTGTTATAAACAGTAGCGCCAATACCATACTTTTCTAGTAATGCTTGATT